ACTCCCATGGTTGCGGGCGTGAATGGAAACATCTACAAGCAAAAATGCCCCAAATGTGGAGAGCGAATTTACCATGAATGAATTCTCATTCCGACGCCAATGGGGGCCAGTTCCTAAGTATCACAGAGTCGAGAAATATCATCCTCCCGAAAGACCGTTCATATCCATTGTCGGACCTTGTGCGGTTGAAAGCGTCGATCAAATCCATGCCATTGCCAGTGAGTTAAAAAAACACAAAGTCGAATATTTACGAGGCGGAGTTTTTCGTGCCGGAACTTATCCTGGCGCGGCCTTTGGTTCGATCCCTGAAATTGCCATTCAAGAATATTCCAGGGCCGCCCATGAAAATGGAATGAAGTGCATTATCGAAGTTTTAAGCTATGATCCCACGTTTTTAAATATGGCCTTTAAGTATGCGGACGCGTTCCAAGTCGGGGCCAGGCAGATGCAAAACTATCCATTACTCAGAATCCTTGGTTCGATGAAAAGAACCGTCTTTTTAAAAAGAAACATGGGAGCGAATATTGATGAATTTCTCGGCGCGGCAGAACATTTATTGTCAGGGGGATTATGCGATCCGATTCTAATCGAGAGGGGATCTTCTACATATCACACCCATGTGCGATGGGATGCCTCCATATCTATGATTCCCGCTGTCAAATCCATAACCAAAATACCGATCATCATCGATGCCAGCCACGGGACGGGAAGAAGGGATCTGGTGGAACCAATGACACTGGCTGGCGTAGCGGCAGGGGCCGATGGGTTCTTGGTGGAAGTCCATCCAAATCCAGAAAAAAGCCTAAGTGATGCCGATCAAGCTTATCCACTTGAAAACTTTGGCAATCTCAAAAATAAAATTGATATGGTTCGTGCGGCAGTTCAAGGCATTAAAGGCAACGACATCGCGGCAAAATATTTAATGACCAATGCCGAAATAGAATTTGTTACGTCAGACACCAGGAGCCACACATGACTTGTTTTGGATGTGATTCAAACGATTGGCATTTAATGCCTTTTGAGTTCACAGGATGGAAGGAAAGGCAGTTAGGAATTTGTAAAAAATGTGGCCTCATAGCTTATCAAATAGATCCCACCGAAGAACAAAAGGTAAAAGACTATTACCGAAAGGAGTACAGGGGGCAAATCGGGCCATCCAACCTTCAAACGACATCACGAAAACTAAACTATATCAAGAACTTTATTGATCCGTGGCTCACCGAACAAGAAAAGTTGGGAAGAAAATTAATTGTGGGAGACGTGGGATGTGCCACGGGATATATTCCTAATTGGTTCAGGCAAAGAGGGCATAAGGCCACGGGTTCAGAATGGACCGTGACCATGCGAAGATTCGCAGAGCACTTTTACGGAATTCCAGTCACCGAAGAATTGCCAACGAAGCATAAATACGATTTGATTATCATGTATCACGTTTTTGAACATTTGGTTGAACCAAACAAAAAGCTACAACGCTACATCGATATGATGGCCGATGATGGTCATATGCTTATCGCCACCCCAGAATGGCTTCACATATTGGATGAGTCAGGAGTTGGTCGTGTCACAACTTTCCAAAATCTTTTCCATAAAGATCACATTAACGTCTTTACCTACGAATCATTAAACAGGATGTTTTCTAAATACGGTTTGATTGTTGAACATTCAGACCGACTCATTTATGGTCAGTCTTACTTGCTAAGAAAAGCCAAACCAGGTGAGAAGATTCCAGAGTATCCATTTGATGATTGGAAAGAAGTCCTCGCTAAATTGGAAAAAACAAAAAAAGCCATCGAACTATTTAAAGAAGCCAGCACGTCCCCAGGGAAGGAAATGAAGTTTCGTGAAGCCATAAACACATGGCCTAAATTTCCAGACGCTTATTATGACTGGGTTCTAAACAGTCAGCAGAAAAAGGACCGTGGAAAAGCGGCAGAACTTATTGATGAGTGTATGAAACTTATGCCGCGCTATCCGAAGCTCCATATCATTCGTGCTTATTTCTTGTATCAAAACCAAGAATACGCCGGAGCCTTGGAAGATTTTGAGTACCTATCGAAAACAAAAGTGAACGCGGATATACTCATGTTCAAAGGATATTGTCATCGTCACTTGGGCCAGATGAAACAAGCCATGCAGGCTTTCCATGAAGCGAGTATCCTTGATCCGTTGAAATGGGGAGAAGCAATGGTGTGGTTGTGTAAGACCGCCACCGACATTCCTCACTGGGAAGAAGTGGCCACAGAAAAGATAAAGGAAAAATTGTTCAAAGAAGCCGAGGTTGAAATAAACCCGCACGATCCGATGTTTGAAACAAACGGGAATGGCAATGGGGTTGAAAAGAAGGAAGAAGTCAAAACGGCATGAATGGATAATTTAAAGCGGTTTAATGGAAATTAAAACAATTCCAATTGAGCAGATAAATCCTGCCGTTTACAACCCAAGGCTAGATTTAAAACCTGGGGATCAAGAATATGAAAAGATTAAGAGATCAATTAAAGAATTCGATCTTGTTGAACCACTGGTATGGAATGAAATAAACGGGACGCTCATTGGCGGTCATCAACGCCTGAAAGTGTTAAAAGAAATGGGCGTGTCTGAAATCCAAGTCAGTGTCGTTAAAATAGAAGATCTCCAAAAAGAAAAAGCTCTCAATATCGCCCTTAATAAAGTCCAAGGAGATTGGGACTATCCAAAACTTAAAGAACTCCTCGTCGATCTTGATGATGGCTTATTCGATATTTCATTAACTGGATTTGATGAAAACGAACTTAAAAAACTAATCGATTTCGACGGGCTGAAAGGAAATACGGAGGACGACGATGCCCCTCCCTTGCCAGACAAGGGATCTATCATCACGCAGACCGGAGATCTATGGGCCATGGGCGACCATCGACTCTTGTGTGGAGATGCACTTAAGATTCAGGATGTTGATAGATTAATGTCTAAAAAACAAGCCGATATGGTATTTTCCGACCCCCCGTATAACGTGGCCTATGAAGATGATAGTGCCGAAAGAACAATTGAGGAGAGTCGGCGACTCCACAAAAGTACGCAAAGACTCGGTGGGATAAAAAATGACAAAATGACAGATGGCCAATTCAAATCTTTCCTCTTGGCCGCCTTTGCCTCTTACCGCACCTCTATCAAAGGGGGAGGCTCTCTCTACATCTGCCATCCATCCAGTTATCAGCGTGAGTTTCAAGATGCCATCGAATCCAATGGGTTCAAGGTTCGCTGTCAAATAATATGGGCCAAGAACACGTTCGCTTGGGGCCATGGGCGGTACAAATTTCAACATGAACCCATCTTCTATGCCTATATAGATGGGCAAACAGATCCTTGGTACGGAGACAGATCACAATCTACACTCTGGCAGGAAAACAAACCATCGGCTAACAAGCTACACCCGACCATGAAGCCTGTGGAACTTATTTTGAGGGCATTAAGGAACAGTTCAAAGGCTGGTGATATCGTCGTTGATTTGTTCGGTGGTAGTGGATCAACGCTGATAGCTTGTGAAAAGATTGGACGGTCAGCATATTTAATGGAGATTGATCCAGCCTATTGCGACGTGACTGTTAAACGCTGGGAAAACTTCACTGGCAAAAAAGCTGAAAAAATAGATGGGAAAGTCGAAGCCTCAAGGTAAGAAATACGATTGGGAGGCCCTTAAAAGAGAATGGCTCCAATCAAGCAACGTAACACTCAACCAATTTAGGCTTTCAAAAGGGATAGCTCAAGCCCATTTTTATAGAACTATAAATGCTGAGGAATGGATAGAAACCAGGGCCAAGATAGATAAGAGAGCGATACAAAGGATTGAGGAAAAGGCCGTAAACTCAATAGTTAACAAGTGGGATGACTACTCAAGACTTTGGAAAGCTGTCAAAGCCCAAGCGGCGGCAATCCTGAATAAGACAAGGCAAAAGGACGGGACCATTGTTCCCATGCGGCCCACGGACCTTGTAAATCTGACCAATTCAATAGAAACTGCCTTAAAGTCTGAAAGGCTGATTCACGGTGAATCCACAGAAAATATCGAAGAACGAATTACAAAAGAAGAAATTCAAGGGTTCATCTTCGCGGAGATAAGGAAAAATGGATCAAACTCAGGTGTCTACGATATTCCCGAAAGAGCCGTACTTAGACAAGATCTGGCGTTTGAACAATCTATTCAAGATACGCTCAAAAACGGGCATTCAGAGATTCAAATTGAACCCCCTCCAAACCAAAATAATGGAAGATTGCCAGGGGATGAAACCGATCCGGCACATCACCCTAAAGAGTAGGCAGGTAGGACTCAGCACGCTTTGGATTTTGTTTTGGTTGGATGATACGCTTTTCCGGCCAGGTGTCATTACAGGAATCATGGCCCATGAATTAGATTCACTTCAACATCTAGCATCAATAGTTAAATTCGCCCTGGATAATATGCCCTTCCCCGTAAAACTCAAAGAAGATAACCAGAAACGCATTTCCTTTGGTTACAACGATTCCACCATCCTGATTGATCTTGAATTCCGTTCCACCCCCCTTCATAACCTTCACATATCAGAATGGGCCTTTTGCGAAAACGCAAAGATATGGGCCACGCTTGCCGCTACGTCAAAGACGGCCAATATTACAGGGGAATCAACGGGAAACGGCATGGGAAACGATTTCTACACCACTTGGATGGATTCTAGGGAAGGGAAGAACGAATACCGAAACAGGTTTATCCCTTGGTTTGCTCACAATGAATACAGCTTGCCCTTGGATGGCGCGCCTGAATACGTAAGGACTGATAGCCGCGAGAAACAATTCAAATTGAGCCAAGAGCAGATCCACTATCGTAGGCAGATGATGTCCAAACTTAAAACAGATTTCTTTATTGAATACCCTGAGGATGAACTTGATTGTTGGGGTTCATCAAATACCATGTTCTTTGATTCTAGGAAGATTATCGCACTCGCGCGGGAAGCGCGGGAAATGGATAACGTCGATCCACCCAAACAAATGACTGACCTTTACACCATTTGGGAAGAACCAGATCGAGATCATGTGTATGTCATTGGCGCAGATCCAGCGGAAGGGATAGATGGGGACTATTGCGCTTTTAAAGTCCTTTGTTGTCATTGTCGGCGTGAAGCCATGTCATTTCGAGGCCGTGTAAGGATTGACAGCTTTTCAGAAGAACTGAACAAATGGGGGCGGGCTTATAACCGATGTTTATTGGGTGTTGAACGAAACAACCACGGTCACGCGGTCTTGGCATGGTTAAAGTCTGCCTATGGTTATCCAAACTTGTACCAGGAAGTTAAAGACATCCCAATATTTATTGACTTGAGTAAACCACGTGCTGAACCTAAACTCGGATGGAACACAACCGCTAACTCAAAGGCCATGATGCTTGACGCGCTTAAAATGGCGGTAGAGGGTGACGCGCTCGAAGATGAAAACACTTTTCATCCCGAATTTCACATTAGGGATTTGGATTTTTTATCAGAGTGTTTGACTTTACAGAGAAATGGTGTTAAATTAGAAGCCACACAAGGGAAACACGATGATACCGTTATTGCCACAGCGATAGCGTTTCAGATGTATCTAAAAATGCGAGGCAAATTGATGGGACGTAATGGCTTGGAAAAGGTAATGGTTGGTGCCCCCAGAACTTTCACCTAATAAGCAAATTGTTTCTCCTAAAAACAACGGATCAAAAAAAGATCCTTTTGACATCCCGATTTCATCAAAGTCGTTGGAAGCCAATGACGTATTTCCCCTAGACGCTAAGTCTGCCTACGTTTCAAGCTACTTCCCAGAGTCTTACGATTTCCCATATAACCCTGATCCTCTAGCGTCAAATAACAATTACTCGATCTATGATGAAATGAAAACGGATGATCAGGTCAAGGCCGCGATATCCTTTAAAAAGGATCAGATCATAGGTCCGGGCTGGCAGATCAAATGCGAGAACGAAGAAATTGTTGAAACGGTTGAACGCAACTTAAAGGAAACTTTAAATAACAATTTCGAGAATAGCTTAAGAGATATCCTTTCCTCGTTTGAGTACGGATTCAGCCTTACAGAACCTATTTACAGACGAATTGAGAATGGGATCATCGAACTCAAAGAACTAAAAACCCGCCCGCCGCATGGGTTTGAATTCCACCTTGACGACAAAGGCGATGTCTTAAAGATCATGCAGAATGCCGCCCAAGATAACCTTGAGTTTAAGCCTGACTACTTCTTACATCATGTTTACCAACCTGAATTCGGAAACCCATTTGGTCGGTCTGATTTAAACGCCGCGCACACTTCATGGAAGGCCAAAAAGTTCATATTCAGGTTTTGGGCTATCTATTGTGAACGATTCGCCGCCCCTACCGTAGTGGCAGAATACACCGATGAATTTGATCCAACCCTGGCCGCCCGCCTCCAAACCATCATGAACACCATTCAAAATTCAACGAATATCATCATCCCTCAAGGTGTTAAATTGGATTTCAAAATGGCAAATAGGGACAGCTCGAATGTTTATGAGAATGCCATTAATGTCATGAACACCATGATTGCCAGATCCGTCCTCATGCCTGACCTTATGGGTGTCTCTGGGGCGCAGTCAAGTTCAGGCTCGCGCGCGCTAGGCGAGGTACAATTTGAATTGTTTATGGGAATGATAGGACGCGAACAAGAATCTCTTTCCAGGGCCATAACCAGGAAGATAATTACTCCCATGGTAAGAGCGAATTGGGGCGAGGAATCATGCGCTTTTGAGTTTAAACCTAGATCAAAGGACGACGCGCTTGAATCCTATAAACTATGGGTAGAAGCCACGAAGTCAAAGATATGGGACACCTCAGAAGAGGAAATTAAACACTTACTTGAAGGGCTTAAATTCCCCGTCCCTGAAAGCATCACCATTACCAAGCCTGAACCAAACCCATTTGATAACCAATTCCCGCCGAAGCCTGGCCAACCTAGAACACCAACCAAATCACCAAATCCCGACCAGGATAAAAACAAACGAGATGACCAGGCCAAGGCGGATCTTTTTAATAAAAGGACTTATCGAGAAGAAACCAAATTTGAGAAATTGGTCAATTTCGGTGAGCTTAAGAAAACACTTACACGAATTGACGAGGTGGCCTTTAATAGAACCAAGCCTTTAGCGAAAGACATCTACCTGGACTTCATCGAACAGATACGATCCAGAAACCTACTCGCGCGTTTCAAGCCAGACCTAATTAATGAGCTTACACCTAAACAATTGAAACCTTTGAATGTTGAGTTTAAAAACTTCATGAAAGGCACATATTCAAATGCTTATAACCAAGCCCAAAAAGAGATCTTTCCCAGGAAGGATAAAAAGTTCGAAGAGATAGAGGAATTGTTACCAGAAGAATTCCTAGAAATTATTGAGGCCGAAGCCTTTAAGATCGTTGGGGATTACTCCATCCATGTCACCAACAAGATGAAAAACGAACTCATGCAAGGGATTAAGAACGGGATAGGTGAGAGGGAATTACTTAAAAGCTTAAAGGAATTGGGGGCCGAAGAAACAGACAAATGGTTAAAAACTGTCATTCGTACCAAGACCACGGAAATGTTTAACAGGGGCCGAAAGGCGTATTGGGAAACTGATGAACTCGCTAAACAGATTGTCGAAGCCTATCAGTTCAGTGCCATCATGGATGATCGTACCAGTGAAGTTTGCGCGAGCTTAGATGGGAATGTTTACGAGAAGGGGAACTTTACCAATCACATTGTTCCGCCCTTACACTTTAATTGCCGATCATTACTTATCCCTATCACCAAGTTTGAGGAATACGAAACCGACAAACAACCAAGCCTGGATAGTTTAAAAGATAAAGGCGGGAATCTCATTTTCGCCCAAGATTCCAGTTTATATGAATCTGAAATCATAACCGAGCCAGGAATGAATGTGGTTTTACCGGAGATAGGAGAAGGAAAATATTACGTTATCAGCGAGATCTACATTTCCAACGTCAGCAAAAATGAAACCATGGCCATCTGGGTTGGGTTCACGGATGATGATCGAAAGTTTTATGAAAAGATATTAAGGCCAACGGATAGCACAAAAATAAAAGATGTAGACGTCCCAGAAGGGATGGGGTTAATTATTGGGTGCTTATCCCCTTATACGAATTTGTCTTATACCTGCAAATATGTTGTTAAGAGTAATGAGCTTCCACCTCCTCCACCAATTCCAACGCCACAAGAATTAAATCAATCACCGATTGAGGAAATTAAACCTGAATATCCAGAAGTAGGCCCAGATGGCAGTATTTGAACCTGGTAGGGGAATAAGAAATTATGATCTAGGGGTTCCATTCACACAAGCCATGGATAATTCAGGTACAAACAATGCCACGATTTATATTGGTAAAACAAAACCTGGGAATGCTAAAACGACTGCCAAATGGCAAATACAGAAACTAACCTATGATGCAAATGGACTAGTCTCCGACATCCAATGGCCCAATGGTGACAACTCATTTAGTTATGTTTGGAATGACCGCGCGTCATATTCGTTTTCCTAATATGGGAAAAATTTATTTTCTTAATGACCAATATCGTTTTTTAGCTAAAGACATTTTCGATTTAGCTTCTTTAGACATCTTCCTACCTATTTGCCATGCGCTCATTTTTTCTCTTGTCTGTTTTGTAAATACTCTTTTGGTCCTGGCCAAGCGAAGTTTTTTTCTAGTTGCTTCCGTTGGTTTTCTGCCAATTAAAGCCTTGCTAATTTTTATCTTGGTTATATCGGAGAGCGTTATACCTAAACGAGCTAATCTCATTTTATTTCTAGATTCTTTAGAAAATATTCTACCAATGGAATGGATTCTCGCGTGAGAAGATCTGCTAAGAATTTCAAGATTTTCAATTCTGTTGTCAGTTTTATCCCCATTGATATGATGGACAATTTCATTTTTAGAAAGCGGCCTATTTAGATGTTTAGACATTGTATAACGATGTTCAAGAAATGGTTTTCTGTATGGGTACACTGTTATAAGTACATAGCCTTGCGTGCTTTTAAATTTTCCACCTTTCCAATTCCCATTATTTTTACCTATCGGCATATTGCATATTCTACCTTATTAATATGTACATGGATTACAATCTCACATGGTGAAACATACAAAACAATATATTCTCCTTTTACTGGAAAATTAGATTTTGTCACTGTTGTCACTTCCGGCACTCTCCCCACCGGTTCCACCCAATACATTCAAAACAGAAACACCCTCCAAACCGGGGCCACGGCTTACCCTGCCTATCATTATGTCGGATCTTCTCAAACCATAGGGGCTCAAAGCACATTAAGTATTGGAAACGTATCCGCCGCTTCTATGACTTACGTTATAGCACCCTCTTCTGGGACTTTTTTTAATGGTGGATATTGCTTTGCTTTTGATATTTACGCTTTTAAAACATTTGAAGATATCACAGTTTATTCAGCGACTGAGAACTCTATCTCTGCCTGTGATCCTGGTACAAGCACTGACAATTATTATTGGGAATTAACTTGGGAAGCGGTTTCGGGGGCATCGGGTTATTTGCTTGTGATTATTGAAGATAGTTGGAACGGTTTTGCTGGCGATGCCTATATTACGACGACGGCTCTGGACAACAGCTACGAGATCGACCCAGGGAGAGTTGTTGCCACGCCTGTTTTTACACCCTCTTCCCCTACGCTTTACTTCAGTACTGTATCCGTTATTGTCGGAAATGAATACGTCAAAGGGGATATTAACACGGAAGGATACGTCCATATTAGGAGTACTGGCGTTATCACGACTTATGGTGGGAATCAGATCCAAACTCCCGCTGGGTTTGCGATCAACTCTCCGACTGTCACGATTACTGGTCTTGGTCCAACCGATGAAAACCTTAATTTCAAATCGACCATGACCAATACGGCGATGCTTTACACGACTTCGGGAGTTAGTTCAATAACTATTTCAAATATGAATTTGGTGATAGATAAAAACACAGAATCTAACTCATTTCAAATGGGGAAAAGCTCAGACTCTAGGATTACCTTTGAATATGTGAGACCTCCAAATACAAATGTGACGGCGACGAATTCAGGGACAGGCGGATTTATGGGAGCGGGGACTTGGAACTACTCAGTCAGCTTTGTGATGGAAGATGGGACTGAGACTGAACACAGCACGGCGACTTACGCCACAGCTATCACCACCGCCGCCACGTCGTCTGTTTCTTTAACCAATATCCCTACGGGAACGGCAAGAGTTTCGGGAAGGAAAATTTACAGGAGTGCCCAATCTGGTCAAGCCACCCCGGCTGCGTTTCATACCATAAACAATAACACCGCCACGGTTTACACAGACACGACACCTTGTTGTGGTTTCGGTGCAAGCCCTTGGAGAGCCGACGATGGGACTGCGGCTTCTGCTTATGGGAATAACACAGGCGGGCATATTTACAATGAAAAAGGTGACCGGGTTATCGACATCTGGCAGGAAGGTCAGATAAGGCTTACAGGTAGGTGGGCCGGGATTCAAATACCCGCTAACCCTTCAGGGATAGGTTTTAATCAATACAGATTTGCTCATTTTAATACCACAGACGAAAGTTTAAATCCAGAGTGGGGTGGGGGAAGATGGAATTCTAACGTCTGGGAATGGGGGACGTTTAAAAGAGGAACGGCATCTACTTCAAGGCAACTAAAAATTGGGTCTGATATCGGATCTTCGACGGAACTTTCAATCAGTATGTTAAGAGGGGCAACGGCTCCAGCGGGTTGGTACGAATTTACTGAACCAGGTACTTCTAACGGTGGACTTAACTTTTTTAGAATTATTCATAATTCATGGACAGCATCAAGTGGTTCAAACACATTATTTACTTTGAGTCATCCAAGTATCGCCATGTCGGGAACGGCAGGATATACTCTTTTTGAAACAAGTTTTACAGAAACATCCGCCGGATCGGGGACAAAACGCATTTATAATGTCACGAAAAACAAAGGGACCGTGTTCTACTTAGATAGCAACGCTAACTTAGTGACAGCGGGATCTGTTTCGGTAGGGACCGAGACGAAAAAGGTTTATCTTTCAACTAGCGGTATAGATCTCCCGAATGATGGGGTTTTAAATACTAATGGAGCTAGGGTTGGGCTTGTCATCTCAACTTATTCTCCGATTGGTGCTTATAGTTTTACCACTGCGACAGCTACAATCGCTGTCGGGACTTCAAGCTCCACTATTACTTTGACTTCCTCAGGAACATACCGAATCGACGGAATGATTGATTTGAGGTACACCGGAGCGACTTTCGCCGCAAATCAATTTGTGACGTTGAACCTTTATAGACAAAATAATACGCCTGGGGTTATTACCAATTCCCAAATCTCAGAAGAAACAGGGGTTGTTACAACAATCACCAATCAATTCGGTCAATTTAATATTCCGCCTATCTATTACACAACTACAAATACAAATGATGTTTTGTCCATTCACGGATCAATTACGGCAACGCCAGCGGCGGGCAGTTTTCAAGCAACTCAATCGAGTTTGGTAGCAACTAGGTTGTATTAAAGGAGAAATTTTATGGCTCAGGTAACAATTACGGTCCCGGATGCGATAGCGAATAGAGTTCTAGAAGCCGTTTGTTCGGTGACAGGTTATGACGGAGTAGGGACAAAGCTTAATTGGGCCAAGGCTCAAATAATTAAACAGATCAAAGTTTGGGTCAAACAATATGAAACGCAACAAGCCATTATTGCTTTAAGAAATTCCCAGGAAAACGCTCAGAGCGCAGTTGATTCTGACGTTGAATCGAATATTAATTTGAGTTAAGAGATTGCAAATATTTCAATTTCAGTATATATGAGAGTTAATTGTGTTAATATTACGGAGGCCATATGATAAAGAAAATTTCAAACGGTTTAATTGCACTCACCTTTTTGGCAACAATGTTTTCTATCGCGCGCGCGGGAGATAGAACAAAAGAAGCGGTTGGTGATATTGGCCCCGCCTGGGTTTCTGGAATTGCGGTAACGTCGGGAACAGCAGTCACATTAAGCTCAGCAGGATCTGGAAATTATAATTGCTTAGATTATTTTCATGTCAGCTCAACCAACACCTACACCGTTTATATTTTAAATGGAAATACAACTGCTTATTCTTTAACTTTCCCTTCCACGATAACGCATGATCCAAATTTTAACCCCCCTCTATGCGGTTCAGCGGCAACGTCCATGACTTTAAAAGTCATCCCTTCAGCCAGTAGCACGACAATTAATACAAGCTATAAAGGCATGGTGGGAAGGTAATATGCCACAAGAAATTAAAGAATACGCCGACATTCAAGCGGTTGAAATATTTGAAGCCGGAGAATGGAACGGGGACAAATATTCTGAAACCGATCTCGATGGATTGGTGAATGCTTTTAATGAAACGAAGGAAATAACCAAACCCTACCTTAAGCTAGGTCACGGATCTAAACAGAAACTGCTCGCCGAAGATGAACTACCCGCCGCAGGGTATATATCGCGTATATACCGTGAAGGGAAAAAGATCCTGGCCGACTTCGTTAGTATTCCACAAAAGATATACGAACTCATTAAGAATCGCGCCTATAGCAAGGTTTCATCCGAGATATTCGTCAATTTCAAGTCCAATGGAAAGACGTATCCGTATGCCTTAAAGGCCGTCGCTCTCTTGGGCGGGGCCACTCCTGCCGTTCATAGCCTGAAAGAAATATTGAATCTCTATTCCCTTGAGCATACCGATCCCACCAGTTTTGAAGTTGAATCAACCAGGTCTTATGAGTTTGATCATGAGATCAATAAAAATAATGGAGGTGCCGACATGGCCACCCTAGAAGAAGTGATGAGACAAAATGCGAAGTTAGAAGCAGAGATGAAATCTTTTCAAGATGAAAACGCCGCCCTTGAAAAAGATTTGAAGCTCTCAGAAGAAAACCTCAAATCGGCTCAAAGCCAGATCAAAGAATTCAAGGACAAATCCGAGAAACTTGAATCTGAGATCCAGAACCAGAAAAAAGAATCGTTTGAAAAAGAAATTGATGCTGAAATAAAAGAGTTAACAGAGAAGGGGAAGATCGTACCTGCCCAAGCTCCCTTCTTAACAGCTCTCTTAAAGAACGCTCGAATGGACGGAGAAACCAAGGAATTCACCATTGGAGAAAAGAAATTCTCCGACGTGAAAAGTCTTGTTCGTGGTTTCATTGATGCTCACGTTGATATCGACGCCGAAGGTGAAAGCAAAACCATCATCGGTGGAGCCAACGATGAAGATGCTTTTGTTGTAAAAGTCAACAAATATGCGAAAGATAACAAGGTGTCTGTCAAAGACGCCATGATTAAACTTTCGGAGTCCAAATAGAAATATTTGTACGTCCGTTTCTCAATTTCGTGAATGACCTTCACGGGGATAAGGGAACGGTTTAAATTACATCCATTTAGGATGAAAAAATGTCTATTCAACAAGGCCCTGGTTTTCGGGCAAACGAAACCATTCCAGCCTTTGTGTGTGTTGCGATAAACGCTTCTTCGACTACTCAGGAATTGAGAATCGAAATAGCTGATACCTCGACTTCACGCGGGATTGGAATTATTCAAGATATCGCTCAGCCGGAAGGCTCAGCCGATGTCCGCACTTGTGGACTCGCAAGAGCTTTAGCCGCGACAACCACAGCCGCCGGTGCGCTTTTAACCTGGCAAACAGCAACAGGTCAAGTCATGCCTATCTCAGATGCGGCTACCATTACGGTATTCGCTATCGGATCTGCTTTGGCCCCTGGTACCAATGGAAGTGTGATTCCAGTACTCGTAAATCCTCAGTGGATTACGAACTCTTAATGCAAGGAGGTAAATAACAATGCCACGCCCATCACAAGTACACGTCTCAAAAGCATTGGAAAATATCTCCATTGCTTACATGCCTCAAGGTCTTATCGCTCAGCAAGCCTCACCCGTCGTTCCTGTAAAACACGAAAGTGACACATATTTCGTTTATTCCAAGGACAATCTGCGAGTTCTTTCAACCATTCGCGGTGACGGTGATGTTGCAAATCAGTCGATCTGGAACCTTTCGACCGCGACTTATACCCTGCAAGAACACGCCTTAAGGGATATTGTCACAGATCGAACAGTTGCCAATGCTGATTCTGCTGTTCGTCCCTCAGTTGACACCACGGAAGCTCTCACAGGCCAAATTAAACTTCGAATGGAACTTGATCTTTTCACTTTGATCAACACCGAAGCCAATTGGGCCAATGAGACTTCTTTGTCCTCAACACAGGCTTGGAGTCAAAATACGACCATCTCAAATCCTATTACCTTCGTGGATTCTGCCACCACGTCTATTCGTAGACGTTCTGGTATGAAGGCCAACACGATTGTCATGGGAGATCCGACATGGAAAGCCGTTAAAGAACACACCTCAATAGTTGATCGGATTAAGTACACGTCCGCTCAGTCTGTTGGTCCAGAACTTGTTGCCCAATTATTTAATTTGGAACAGGTTTTGGTTTCTGGTGGAATTCAAAATACGGCTGACGAAGGGTTTGAAGTCTTGGCGGATTTCGCCACGGATTCGGCTCTTGTCACTTATGTTGAAAGAAGCCCAGGACTAAGAAAACCAAGTGCGTTCTATACGTTTGCTCAAGATGGTGGAACCAGACCTTATAAGGTCAAAACATACCGTGAAGAAGAAAGAAATGGAGACTGGATTGAAGTCGCCACTCTTTATCAACATCGTATTGTTTCATCTGACTGCGCCTACAACATAGTTAATACGCTGTAAATATACGCTTATGGCTGGGGTGGAGTAAGTCTCGCTCCACCCTGGCCAGAGCAAATCAAGGAGATAAAAATGCCTAGAGAATTAAAAGATGATGGAGTTCAAGTGATGGATCCCGTTCTGCCTCGATCAAGAATTATTAAAACGAACAGAGGTGAAGGCGTGGTTGAACAAACAGGATTTGATTTTGCGACGCTTGATGGAATGAAGGGTTATAGAGAAAACGACCCTTTACCTAAACCTACAGTATCCATAAATAGGCGCGGGATGAGAGTCCTGAAAAAAGTCGGGGAACCAAGATATTATTTTAATGAAAACGAATTGATTCAGGTCTATCTTGGTCTTGGTGGGAAGAAAAGAAAGCTTTGGTGGATATTTAAAAAAGCGAAACCACTTCATGTTCAGATCAGAAAATATTTAAGAAATATGGAAATACCAGGAGCTTAAGTTGAATAAGTATCAGGGTATGTTTGGACTCAATAGAACTAAACTTCCAGACAACATTAAACGTCCGTACTATGCCTTTTTCAATCAAAAATCAAGATGTGGTAATCCTTCAAATGGGCGTTATAAAACATATGGCGGCAAAGGCATTAAAGTTGAATATTCTCTGGAAGAATTGATTGATTGGTATATAAATGAGTCCAATGGGGAATCGTTTTTAGATCCAACGATAGGTCGAATTAACCATAATAAAAATTATTCATTGGATAATATACAAATACAAGAAAGGATTGAAAATTCTCAAGAACGACAGAAAAGATGTGGCCCTTCCATTCCAAATAAACCAATAAAAATAAAAAATCTAATAACAGGCCAGGAAATGATTGCGAATTGTTGTTCTAATGCTTCAGAATTGACAGGGATACCAAAAACGACAATACGTAATCAATGTTACGGGTTATATAGAAAAAATAAACAGAATTACAAGTTCAGATTTGTGGGGGTGCAATCATAGGTTCATACGCAACCGTATCAACTATAAGCCTTCGTCTCCCTGGCTTAATGATAGGGGACACCACCACGTCTGATGGTACCCTGACGACGGTTTTCGCTTCATTTATTGATAAGGGGGAAACCCATTTTAATGCGGTTGCCTCCAAGCATTACAGCCTTCCTTTTCCTGCCGGACAAATTCCTCCCCTCGCGCGCGAGATCTCATTTGACCTGGCCGCTTACTGGACTTTAAGAGCCTTTGGTACGCGAGATTGGCCCAATAGACTTGAACTTCTGGACGATTACAAAACTGTTTTCGATGATCTTAAAGCATTGGAAGAAGGGGATTTAAAGCTCGCATTAACAGATGGAAGCATTATCTCTCAAGCAGTTTCAAGCCTAATTTCATCAAACAGGGAAGGCCAGGGGGCCATCTTTGATGTGGATACCTCAACGGCTTGGAAGGTCGATCAAGACAGGTTGGACGACTTAGAAACATCGAGGCAATAATGGCTGAAGCGCAAGCGATCTTAGACGATAGGCAATGGCAGATCTTCTTTAAGAAATTGGATAAGAATATCCATAACCCAGAAAAGATTCTGGCCACGGCTTATGCCACAAGAGGCTTTAGGGACATTCAGGATCATTTCAGAAACGAAGAAGGGCCGAAAGGGGCTTGGCAAGAACTCTCCCCCGCGAGACTTCGACAGCGTGGGCCTGGGGCTAGGATACTTCAAGACACAGGAAATTTAAGGCAAAGCATTACGCCAACAAATTACAAAAAGGAAAGTGATGGGATAAGAGTTTTCGCGGCGGCTCCTTATAGCGGCATCCATGATCGTGGGTCGGAAGGTAAAAATATTCCCAAAAGATCTTTTATGTGGTTATCAAAACAGGCATTATCGGACATGGCGAAAATCGTTTTAGGTTTACTGACAAAATGACATGGCAATTGATTATGTTTCAAAAATTAATACTTTTATTCAACTCCTTAGCGCGCATAACACGACTACGGCCACCCCCGATTTATCGGCCAGTCTCACAACACGAATACAGACGATTACGGCGGCTGAGCCTGATCTCATCGGATCCCGACATGGCTTTTTCCCACTTATCATGGTCGAACTCGCCAACGCCAATGAAGAAGAAACGCAAATCGGCGACTTCACGAATCGAAGAAAAATTAAAGACGTTACGTTCAATGTTTGGGGTTTTTACAAAAAGGAAGGGATCTCGAAAAATCATTCCCAACAGCTTACCGACTTTTACCAAATGGCCTCTAACATCGAATCGGTCCTTAAACGAGAATCCTCCCTATCTGGAACTGCATTATTGGTCAGCCCAGTCTCTACGTCCTTCACGGAGCGAAGGGAGAACAATTTGATCAAGGTATTGAAAATTGAAACATCGGTGAGGTACTTTTACTCATGAGCGTATTGCTTAATTCCGACGAAGTAAGAAGCCAAAGCAATTCTGTCTGGGGTCAGTTTAAAGAACTCTGGGTAGAAAATGCGAACAAGAATAAGCAAATTAAAAGTTTTGATATTCGCAAACTAGAACACTCTGGTATTGGAAAATTCGCAGTTTTGGTAGCGATGGGTTCAAGCGTTGAAGAAAACATAGAAACCATTAAAAAATATCGGAATAAAATTGATGTTATATGTTGCGATAAAGCCTTTGGAGCTTTGTTTGAACATGGGGTAAAAGCGGACTATGTGGTGGTAGCCGATGCCAGTATCCCTTACCGTTTCATAGAAAAATATATCCAACATACTGACGGAGTGAAACTTCTTTCCACCCCTTATGCAAACCCAGAATGGACAACCAATTGGAAAGGCCCAGTTGGTTTCTACATTAATCAAGATGCCATCGAAACTGAGCAAGTTTTTTTAAAAATAATGGGGAATCAATTAAGAGTCATTCCCGCTTCTTCAAACGTATCTAACGCGATGCTTGTTTTATGGACAAATTGCGAAGGGAAGAAAAACGAAAATTGGGGTGGATACGAAAATTATTTCCTGGTTGGTTACGATTATTCATGGCCCAAAGATGGGAATTACTACGCCTGGGATAACCCGATTCCGAAGCGTTATTACATGAATCATCGAACCATGATAGACATGAGGGGCGATGTTTGCTTTACGTCGGAGAACCTTCTTTTTTCGTGTAAATGGTTGATCAGTTATGTAACCACATTTGATCTCCCTGTTTACAATTGCTCACTTAGGGGTCTTTTAGAAATACCCTTGAAGGCGGACTTAAAAATAATTTTGAACAAGGTCAATACCAAGAATATTGATATCGTGAAAAATGCTTATCTCGGTTGGCGTCAATCATACGAGGCGAACAAACAAGCTGAGCGAAACTTTTTCACATCCAAGGAGGCACTATTATGGCAGTAGGAGATCAAGCGCAAGCGGCGATTAGAAGTTATATCGCCTATGGAAAAGAATCGACTTTCGGAACTTATGCAAGCGTATCGGTGGCCGTGGAAGCCATTTCATGTAGCTTTAAAGTTGAAAAAGAGAGCATGAAACTTGAAACACTGAACAAGGCAAGAGATTTTTCTAAGCGTGTTCAAACCAATCAGAACGTAACAGGGAATCTTGAAACCTACCTACACCCAATCGAATCTATCCTTCTTTACGCGACCGCTATGGGGGGTGGAATATCTACCAGTTCTCAGTCAGGTGTTTCTATCCATACCATTACCGCCGGAAACTTTGATACCTCGCCCGCATCCGTGTGCTTTAACATTAGGAAAGGGACCGCGCACGTGTGGGAGTATTCAGGGGGCCGCCCATCGGTCGTAACCTTGGCCGCAGAGGTTGGGGAACCAATTAAAATGTCGGTTGAAATGGTCTTTAAGGATGCCACATTGGGAACGAATGATATTGGAACAGCCCTATCTGTTTCCACCATTGCCCCCTTCGTTTATCATCAAGGTCAGTATATCTACGCCGCCGGAACGTCGAGCTTAACCACAACCAATGCCGAACCGATTCAATCCTTTGAGTTGGTTATTGATAACGGGATCATTTCGGACGCGCCTGCGCGACAGCTAGGAAGCCAACTCCCAAGTGTTCTACCTGCTACCCAAAGGGATATTCAATTGACCATTGGTCAAAGATGGGACACCACCACGAACTATTCCAGGTTCATGCAAGCCACAGAAGGGGCCATTAGACTCGAATTTACAGGGTCCGCTGTCACCTCTACGTCGGCTTTAACCTACAAATGGCAGATAGATATGCCAAAGGTTCTCATGAATTCGCCAGATCCAGAACTGTCTGGTGCAGGGGATTTACTTCAAAGTGAAATTACCTTTGACGTAATCACCTCAAATCCTCAAACGACAACTGGATACGCTATTGTTACCACCATCCAATCGAATGTCCTTTCAGCGAACCTGTAAGGGGGCGTTTGGTGTGGCCTTTCAAAAAACAACCAACGGTTGAGGATCTACGCGGTTATAAGAAAATAACCATCAACGGGATGCGCTTTACAATTAAGCGCGTCAATCCTTTGCTTGATTTCCATTCCGACCGAATGCCGCAAATCTTTTCAGATTATGAATCTGTAAGAGAAAAACCACTTCCTACCTCCGCCTCCGAAGCCCTAAAAAAAGTCCAGGGCGATATGTACGATATTATTTTGGCCGGAGTCGTCGATCCTAAAATGGTTCCGAATGGAAAAGACGGCGGGTTTACGCCAGAAGATATGTTCAGAGATCCGACCTTAGGCGTCAAACTCTACCACGTGATCATTGAACATTCTCTAAATAAGTTCAAAGGATTGAGTAAGGTTTTTTTTTCGATAGGGATAAAGTACGGATTGTTGATGCACTATGCAAGCGGTATGGTCAAACGCCTAGCCGTGTGGTCTTTGCCGAAGGAGACATCAGCGTGATGGAAAGACAATTATTTGATCTATTTATCCTTATCAAATCCATAGAAATAGAAAATCAAGAATCAAAAAAAATGCAGAGTAGATTAAAGAGGTCTAGACATTAATGGCATCTGAAGAAGAAGCATCACTAATAATTCGTTTAAAAGACGAAGCGTCCAAAGGCATAACAAGTCTTAGAGGAACGCTCGATAAATTTAAAGCCGCATGGCTTGGCGTTACGGCTGCAGTGGCAGGGGCCATTGCTATTGGGGCGAAGGCCATCGCCGCGTACGCGGAAGAAGAAAAAGAGATAAATAAATTAAATCAAGCCCTCAAGAATCAGGGCATTACTTCTCAACTCGCTAGTAAACAGATTCGAGAATACGCATCAGAAATACAAAAAACAACAACTTTTTCAGATACGGCAGTTATTAAACAAGCGGCCTTATTGACATCCTTCGGTTTGGTTGGCGATAAGATGAAACAAGCGGCGGCGGCGGCCAGGGATTTATCCATTGGGATGGGGATTGATTTGAATACGGCCACCCTCCTTCTTGGGAAAGCCTTCGTCGGAGAAACGGGGACATTGGCGCGTTATGGAGTAAAAATAGATGAAACAATCCCCGTAGCGGAACGATTTAGTGCTGTCCTAGAACAATTAAATAAAAGATTCGGTGGTCAGGCAGAAGCGAACCTAAATACAACCGAAGGGAGAATCATTGCTCTAAAAAACGCATTTAATGATCTTCAAGAAAAGATCGGCTCAGAACTCTTGCCAGTTTTGCAATCGTGGCTTGGATGGATGCAAAAGGCAATTGATATAGCAGAGAGATTCACTGGGGCCAAAAATGCTGACTTAAGTGTATCAGAGCTTGGAATTATTAAATTGCAAGAAGAACGGGATATGATCATTGCCGTTTCAACGGCCAGGGGTTATTTGACTGAAAAAGAAGTTGCCAGAATCGCCATGATAACGCAACAAGTTGATGCTCTGACTTTGCAAATGGAACAGGAAGGTTTGGCATCGCAACAAGAGCTATTGAATCAAGAGAAAAAAACTGCGGCAGAAGTTACATATAACTTAGCTAAAGAAAAAACAAGAGCAAATGAGAAAAAGTCTTTTGAACAGTGGAAAAAGGACATGGCGTCCGAATCTGCCTACAATAAAAAAATAAATGCAGAAATAGTCTCTGATGATATTAAAAAGACAGAAGGAGAAAAAAAGAATAGGCAAGAAGTTATGGCGGCTTGGTCGTCAAGTCTAAACTACATTTCTTCTTTATCGACTTCCAAAAACAAAGAGCTAGCGGCTATCGGTAAGGCGGCGGCAATTGCAAGCGCGACTATCGATGCCATTCGGGCCGCTAATTTGGCTATGGCAACAATCCCTCCGCCTTTTGGACAAGCACTGGCAGGATTAATTTATGCCGCTGGAATGGCGAATGTAGCAAAAATATCTGGTGTTCAATTGGCCGAAGGCGGGATTGTCATGCCACGCATGGGTGGCGTTCAAGCTACCATTGCAGAAGCCGGACAAGCGGAAGCGGTTATTCCTTTAGGAAATGAACGAGCCAAAGAACAATTGCAGGAAGCGGGAATAGGCGGACATACGTTTAATATTAATGTCGGGACTTTGGTTGGATCAGACGGAATGCGTGAATTCGCTAAGGTGATTGACCAAGAATTATTTTCACTAAGAAAAAATAATGAAAGCGTAGCCCTGGAATCAATATGAATGATTACATCCCCGCTATACCGTGGTTGGTTATCATCGTTCTCATGGTTATTTATTTCCTGTGGCACAATAGGAAAAACTTATGACCATGCAATTTTTCAGGCCAAATGAATTGGACACGACCACCATGATTAAGGTGGATGCGGTAAATACCTTGACCATTTCTTATGCCTTTGATCGTGATAAAAACACAAGATGGGAAACCGTGGGATATGGGACAACGACTTCAACTGTTTTTTCAATTGAATTCACAACGGCTACGGCTTTAGATAAATTCTATTTACTTAACCACAATTTAAAACAGTTCAGAGTCTTTTATAATTCTGTAACAGCCAATACTTTCACACCGAACATTTCAGAAACAACCAATTCAGCGACCGCGAATTACTACACCTTTGGGACCACAACCGTTTCTTCGGTTCAAATTCAAGTGGATCTGGCGACCACAACAGATACAGAAAAAAAGATAGGCGAAATATATTTCGGATCTTTAATGCTTGCCTTTGAAAGAAACCCCAATGCGGCTTCTTATAAACCATTAGTAGATCGTCAGCAAGTCGTACATAAAATGCCAAATGGGGGTGTTTCCCAATTCATTGTTGCGAATAAATTCAGAGGGCAAATATCATGGAAGTTTGTGACGGAAAGTTTTACCACACAACTTCTCAATATTTACGAAACGGGAACGGCTATACACTTTGTTCCTTTTGGAACCACAACGGCTTGGGACGGGAAGGCTTACGAAACACTTTGGACAAACGATTTTGATTTTCGACATTCCGACAATGCGAAAGACGCAGGATACGGCGGAATGATTAACTTAGAAGAAGTTGCATAGGAGGAAGTATGTCTGATTTTCCAGGGAATTTAGCTTCTGATGGTTCACTTTTAATTGCCGCAAATAATGTTTCTTCGACTCTAAACGGTGGATTATCAGCCGTAGCTGTCTCGGCGACGATGGCTTCAACCGTTCATTTTCCAGTAAAGGGTGGAATAACAGTTGAAAGCGAAGCCATCCTTTATACGGGAAATGATACCGCCACATCCGTTTTATCAGGTTTAACTCGCGGGGCCGATTCGACTACAGCCGTTATTCACGCGGATGGAACAGCCGTTTTCGTGCATATGCAAGCCAGGCATCACAACGCTTTAAAAGATGAAGTGATCGCTATTGAAACAAATATAGCGAGTCGTTTTGGAAATACGACAACGGGCGTTTCTGTCAATCAAGTTTTCTCTGGATCCGCGACATTCAACGGGACCATGACTTCAAACACAACAACAGTTTTTAATGGCATTACTAAATTCCAAACGTCAACCACATTCAGCGCGACTACAATTTTCCAAGGTGATGCAACATTTAACACAGCGACGGCGATCAAAGGAACAATTACTAACGATAATGCGGCGGCGGGGTTTATTGGCGAGTACACGGAGTCTGTCGTATCAGTGGCTCAAAACGCCACGACCACGGCAGAGTGGGGGGATCTAACATCATTAACTTTAACATCAGGTGACTGGAATCTTGTTGGTTTCATTAATTTCACGAGAAATACGGGGACTTGGAGTGCCATAAGAACTGGAATTGGTACGGAACCAGGGAATACTTCTGGCAGTATGGTATCAGGGAGTGACCGCGCATTTTCTGGATGGTCAAGTACGGCATCAAACGTCGAAGGTGATGCACATACGATATTCAGAAGATTCTTGACGACGACAGCTTCCATCGTTTATTTGAAATATCAAGTCACCTACACAGCCGGAAATCCACAAGTCCAAGGTGCTTTAAAATGTAGGCGAGCTAGATAATGTCTGACCCATCCATTAAATTTAACGAGTTTAAATTTAATTCTGCACCGTTTAACGCATGGTCGTACCCTACCGCCCCTTTAAATCTCGCCTCTGTAATTAGGAATAGCATCCATTATCCTTTCAGAAAAGTAGAAATAAAACGTAGATCATTAACGACTGGACTCTATGAAACTGATTGGTTTGAAATAACTGATTTTGTCGAACAATATGGCACCCTTCAAACAAGTTTAGATGATCAAAGAGTAAATGTATTCGTCCATTCCGGTGTTAATTTGGCCGTTAAAAATGATCACGGAGAATTCAATCCAGAATGGGACGGTCAGAGTATGTTTTATGGTTACCTCACGCGCGTGCGCACGCTTGTTCGTATCACGGCAGGATATACGGATGGGGCGGGGAATCAGTTCCCAACCGATGCGGTTCAGGGCATATTCATTATGACTGGTGAAATCAATGTGATTTCATCAAACAACCGTGTTAATTTAAACTGTAAAAGCCTTAATTCGATATTCCAAGAAACAAGAGCCGTCGAAGTCGCGGGGATAAATGGATCATTAACGGCCTCTGAAATAGTAGAAAAAATAAGAGACGCTACAGATGGATCTGGAAATTTTCTTTTTAGAACATTCATAACCACTTCGTCTTGGAGCATACAAACCACCTCGACCCTCGTTGATAATCTTGTGACTTCAACATCACTCGAACCTTATTCCGTTTGGGAACTCATGGTGGCCTTGGCCGAAGCTGAAAATTATGTGGTTCATATCACTAAAAGCGGGGGTGTGGTTTTTGGGGATAGGCTCCCTAATACAATCGATCCTTCGTTTTCACTCTATGGTGCCGGGTATAGAGAACCGAACATCATAAAAATAACTTCCTACAAAGAAGCGGTTGACAAATTGTTCACGCATATCAGGTTTAAATTCCTGGAGTCTGATACTGAAACAAGTTTTATCGAAGCTGGGACTATCACTACAGTTGATCCTCGCTCCGATGCTTGGAAATATGGCCGTAGAACTTATGAATTAGAAAACACATTATTTTCAGACACGGGAACTGCTCAACAGGTAGCTTCAAAGATATTTAATGAATTCTCTAATTTAAGATCAGAAGTGGAAGTTGATTGCTTGTTCATGCCACACTTGGAATTGTTGGATAGAATAGATGTGTCTTATCGAGAAGGAGATATCGGTTCTGTCTATGTTTGGGATAGGTGGGATTGGGCGGCGGACACTACCACTTCCGATGGTCCTAATGTTTTATTCTGGGCTTCGGAAACATCCGCTACCATCGATTTCACACAAAAGAATTTTAAAATTATATCGCGCAAAACGAACCTTGATTCTTTCGTAACAACGCTTCGCTTGCGTGAAGCTGAAGGATAGGAGGATTTATGGCAGGAACAGTTTGGCCTACATTGGTCGCGGGTGCGCGCGCGAAAGCATCTGAGGTTGAATCGAAATTCGATTGGATCGAGGGTGATATTGTACCCATGTCTGGTGGAACAAAAACAGACGCCACCTATGATTTGGGGCAATCTGCATTTCGTTTTAGAGATGGCTATGTCTCAAGGCAATGGTTGGGGCCAGCAGGTTCCGTCACAGTCCCTTCTTTTTCATATGCAAGTGCAACAGACAATGGAGTTTATTTTCCTTCCTCTAGTTTAATAAGTACATCAAAACCTTATGCCGCACAGAATGGGGCGGTTGGCGCGCCTTCGATAACATTTTTAAATTCTCCAACAACAGGGTTTTATCGAATCGGGGCGGATAATTTAGGTGGTGCCGTTACGGGAGCTAAATTTTTAGACGTTAAATCTACTGGCGAAACTAATTGGCCATTACAGCCTTGTTTTTATGCCGAATTAAGCACACCGACTAGCAATGTTACAGGAAATGGGACAGCTTATACATTTACCGCTGGGAATGAATTCTTTGATAATAATTCAGACTATGATGCAAGCACTGGAAAATTCACAGCACCAGTAACAGGCATATATTTATTTCGCGCTCAGTTTACATTTTCTCATTCAAATACAACGACTTCCAATACAATGACAATTTACGATTGTCGCCTATTTTTAAATGGCGTCAATCAAGCATCTTTTCAAACATATGCAAATACGAGTGTTACATCATCAACAGTTGTTACCTCACCAAGTGGAAGCATAGAGTCCATGTTTTCATTAACCGCCGGAGATACTGTTTATGCTGTTGCTCAAGTTAGCTCTAGGGGATCGGATAATGTTTCTATTCTAGGTAGTGGCGGATCATTTTTTATGGGCCGCATGATTGGTTAAATATGATCGACGAAAAAACCTTAATCGAGCGAACGATTCAATTAATTCACGAGGTTCTACAAACCAAAGGAATTGATGAAGGCTTAAGGCTCAAACTAGTCAATTTAAGAGACGATGCAGAATGGCTCTTGGAGAATGGGGAAAATAGTGTCCAGTGAGATTGAAAGAGATGTGTGGAAGGTTCACGATTCTCGCTTAAATGCGCATGAAAAAGAACATGCTGAGTTTTCAAGGTCTTTTCAGGAAATAACGGACCAGATTAAATATATGATCGGGAGGATAGATAACGGTCTCTCACCAAGCGTGAATGATGTGCGAAAGGAAAACTCCGAGATCAAGTTGGCGATTACAAACTTGGACCATAAATTTGAAATTAACCAAATGAAAATGAAAGAAGAAGTCGACACCGGATTTGAACTGGTCAAAAAAGACATCGACAAAATAGTGGAATGGAAAGACAAATTTCAAAACATTTGGGTTTGGAGTATCGTAAGCGGTTTTGTCATTGCCGTCGTCGCCTTCGGATCGAACCGAATTATTGAAAAAGCGTTCAAAAAACAAACGGATGATGTCCCTAACATTAAGGCGATAGCTTTAAAAAAGTGAGGCATTCTGAAACGGAAACGATCAACTCAACAACAGATTTCGAGAAACATCAAAGTAGCGGTGGCGTTTGGGGACATCGAGGGATCGTCTACATGGCTTCAAAGAGTGAACAATCAAGGGCGAGAATATCTCGCTTTGATAGACAAAATGGACGACACTATTTCAAACTTGAAGAAGATCCAAAACTTTTGGGTCAAGCGGCTGGGGGATGGGTTTATGATAATTCTAAATTTAGACCATGCCTCCTCGCTTCAAGTCTCTGATTATTTAATTACATTATGGGACTTCAAACAGAAAATGGCGAAATGGATCAAACAACATCCAAACCCCAGGCCAGAAGGTTTCAGAATGAGAGTTTCTTGTGGCTATGTCGAAGAAAAGATGCACAAAGACGGAGACGTAGACTATAGGGGGTATCATATCGGGATGACGGCGAAACTCCTTAGAGTGGACAAACACATCCCCTTTATTTGCCACGCTTCTATTAAAGAAGTCCTAATTGACGCGCACATTAAAAAGTTCGGATTCACGTTTACAAAAATAAACAAGCCCAAAATGGCTTTAGACGGCGTTTTTGAGGAAGATATGAAAGAGCTTTGGGAGTTTGAAATAAAGAAATGAGTCGGCAGATTAACGCTTGGCTTGAAAAATTAAAGGCTAGAGAAATTTGGATCAAGATCAAATTTAAGTTTGGGGGTGGCCATGGGAATAATAGAAAAGATAAAGACGCTTCTAAAATTCAAAACGATATTCGCAACAATAAAGGAGAAATATATGACCAAAGGCATGAAAAGTTCTGAGTTCTGGTTGACGCTGATTACCTCGGCGATTACCATTGTTCAATCATTGCAGGGGAATCTTGATCCAAAGACCGCCACCATCATCCTGGCTTGCTTAAATGGGGTTTACACCATTGCCAGAGCATTTGTTAAAGGAAACGAAACGACCCCAACAAAGTAAATTTATCCTCCCAGGATAATCCCTCACCGATTAAGTCCCCTTTTTCGGTGGGGTGAAATTTCCATAACCTGATCCATCCAGGCCGGAAACGCTGAAAATGCGTGGCCCTCATCTCTTTTCCAAGCGAGAGGTGGGGGCCAATTTTTTGTGAAAATAGACCTTGATATTTGATATAAATAAAGGTAACCTTATATCAATAGATATAAGGGAGGCGAACATGATTACGATAAGTGCAATAGCTTTATGGGTTTCATTTGTGTTTGGTTACAGTGGGGCCATATTAATTGAAGATACCAAGAAAATAAATTATGGAACCGTTTATAAAGTAGGCGTAGATCACAATACTGGTAACACAAATAATATCTGCTTAGAAACAGGAAATGGACAGAACTAAATTCATCGGCAGTAGCGATGCGTGGGAGTAAATACATTTATGCTGACAAATAAACAGTTATCTGAGCGTCTGTCTTACATTGGTTCGAGCGATTCGCCAGGAGTCGTAGGTGTATCTCAATTCCAGACACCATTGTATGTCTGGTCCATAAAAACTGGTCAGATAAAACCGGAGGATATATCCGACAAATTACAGGTGAAACTGGGTCACAAGATGGAGCAAACCGTCGCAGAATTATTTGAAGAACAAACTGGCAAAAAGGTTAGGCGCGCCAACGAAACTATCTACCACAAAAAATATAAATTTATCGCCGCCAATATAGATAGGAGAGTCGTGGGGGAAAATTCCGTCCTTGAGATAAAGACCGTATCAGCATGGAGGAAAAAGGAATTTAACGATGATTCTGTTCCCATGGATATGATCATTCAGGTCTATCATCAATTAATGGTTACAGGAATGGAAAAGGGATACTTAGGCATCTTAATTGGGAACGAAGATTTTAAGATAAAGGAAATATTCGCCGATAAAAAAGCATTGGAAGAATTGGAGAAAAAAGAAGTCCATTTCTGGAATACCTTTGTGGTCCCCAATGTCATGCCGACCACCATTTCCAAACATGATGCGGACACCCTTGATGCTTTGTTCCCTATCGCTAAAGAAGGGAAGGAAATAACCCTACCTGAAAAGGCCAATCAATTGTGCGAAAACATGGAGGCCATGAAGGAAGATAGGAAGAACTTGGAAGGCATAATTGAACAAAATGAAAACGAGTTAAAAGCCTTGCTTGGGGATGCGGAAAGCGGCGCAACATCTCTTAACAAAATATACTGGACGAACCAAATGCGGAAAACTTTAGACTCAAAGAAGTTGAAATTCGATGATATCGTTTTATATAATAAATATGCTAAAGAACACAACATACGGATATTCAAAATAAAGTCCTTGATGGAGGGACAACATGGCAACACAGACTGATGCGAACAAAGCCTTATCGACGACGGAAAACACGGGGCTTCAAGAATTAATAGAAAAATCTTCCAAGGAATTATCCCGCGCCCTACCTTCCCACCTCAAGCCGGAACGCCTGGTAAGAATTGCTTTAACGTGTATCCGCTTAAACCCTGAGCTTGGAAAATGCACACCCGCCTCGTTTCTGGGTGCTTTATTTACCTCCGCCCAATTAGGGGTTGAGCCTATCGCGGGGCGCGCGTATATCCTTCCCTTTAACAATAAACGAAAGAAACCCGATAACACCTGGCACACATTAAAAGAGGCCCAATTTATAATGGGTTATAGGGGTTTGGTGGATCTTTTTTATCGTCATGAAAAGTCCGTAAAATTGGCTTGGGGTGTTCGTAAAGAAAAGGATAATTTCCAAATTGAACTAGGAACCAATGCTTATTTAAAACATATTCCTTTCGACGGAGAACGGGGGAAAACAATTGGATATTACGTTATCGCAGAACTTCAAAATGGTGGAAAAATGTTTCACTATATGACCGAGTTGGAATGTATCGAACATGGGATGAAACACTCGAAAACCTATGATCGAAAAACGAACAATTTCTACGAGCAATCACCTTGGTTTAAAGATCCTGAATCCATGTGTCTTAAAACAGTTTTGATCCAGTTGTCAAAACTTCTGCCCTTGTCTATCGAACTTCAAAGCGCGATCCAAGCCGATGAAACAAGCCGCGACTATAGGCCAGGGGTTGATAATGCTTTAGATCTACCCTCCGTTACCAATTGGGATAAAGAAGAAGTCAAGCAAATTGAGGAAACAAAAAAAGAGGCGGAACAATCTTTTGATGGGATCGAGCCGTGAGCGTTTCAAAAATAACATTCCTGGCCTTAATTACATTGCTGATAACGGCAATATTTCTTTTAACGGGATGCGCGTCACTTCAATATTATGAACCCATGCACAGGTGGAATGTTTACCAACAAAGGTGGGAACTCGCCTCACCAAAAGCTGAAATGAGATATAACAGTTTTGAAAATGAATTTCGATACGTTGAATGATTTAAACCCAGGCTTGTCAATTTGTGAGGGTTGTCGGCCTGGGTTTATTTTTTAAATTAAAGGGGGACTTTAAATGAAAGAAGAAATAACAATCGAAGGGCAGAAGTACATTCTTAAATCGAGCATCAAACAAAAAGAAAAAATAGTTGTTCCAAAAGGGGATAAATCCAACCCATTCCTGGAAGTTGGTAAAGTTTATTTTATCAGGACGGTGACGCATTATTTTACTGGTCTTTTGGAATGGGTTGGAGAAAAAGAAATCGCCATTTCATCGGCTTGTTGGATTTCTGACACTGGTCGATTCAACGAATTTCTTAAAGATAAAGGCAAGGTCAACGAAAGCGAACCTTTTCCAGAAGGGTCTATCGTTATTGTCGGGCGTGGTTCGATTATTGACATGACTGAATATAAGCCATCTTTGATTTTATCGGTGAAATAATGGATCAATCATTATTAAGACTCGGATATGAAAATTCGGGGTCGGGGTCGAGGTCGAGGTCGGGGTCGGGGTCGAGGTCGAGGTCGAGGTCGTGGTCGGGGTCGAGGTCGGGGTCGGGGTCGGGGTCGTGGTCGTGGTCGGGGTCGGGGTCGTGGTCGGGGTCGAGGTCGTGGTCGAGGTCGAGGTCGGGGTCGAGGTCGAAATGACCTACCAAAACCACCTATTTTAAAAGAGAGAGAAAAAGGGGACTAACATGAAATACATACTAGCCTTATTATTCATTCCACAAATAGCTGTAGCCGCAATTAAACCAATGGATTCTGTTTTTTATGTTTACAAAAACATGAAAGACATAAGAGAACATCATTACATTTTCAGTGGTTACATGGCGGATTATGCCGACATAAAGATAGACCCAAAGTCCATCGTAAGCGAAGATAACACTTGCATGAAAATTGTTTATACCGCTGAGAAGAGACAAGGGGCTGGGTGGAGTGGCGTGTACGCAACCCATCCTGCGAACAACTGGGGGGATCGGAAAGGCGGCTATGATTTAAGTGGTTACACAAAATTGAAATTTTTAATTCGAGGCGAAAAGGGTACAGAGGTTATCGACAAGATTATGATCGGCGGAATAACAGGCCAAGGGTTTGAGGGCGACTCAGATTCTAATGACACCGGAGAAATGACGCTTACAAAAGAATGGGTCGAACATGAAATCGATCTGACAAAAATGGATCTCTCAAATATTATCGGCGGTTTTGGGTTCGTTCTTAATAGTAATTATAATCCGAATGGGGCCACATTTTATATCGACAGCATTCGTTATGAACGGCAATGAAAATCAGAGCCTTGGGAACTATTCTTGATGGGGTTAAAAGGGTACTGAAATGAACTTAAGGAAAATGGCGGAAGAAATAATACAACCAGAACTTGATGATTTTCTGGGAAAAAATCTCCAAGAGATGCTTAAGGTTTTAATTGCCAAAAACCTCTTAACAGTACGATTGAAAACTATTAAAGAATGTTCAGATATTTGTGACCAACAGGCGATCTTGTTTTTTACTGATGATGAAGTGAAAAACATGGATCTGATTCTGAAGGTGAGGGAAATACAGAGGGCAGAAACAAAAGGAAAGATCCTCGCCCTCTTAAACCCCCCAGAAACCGTCTCTTCACAAAAAGAGGAGAAGCCATGAGTCTAGAAGAACTGGCAAATAGAGCAATTAAAAAACGGGACGATGAGATTGTTTTTCTCAGATCCCAAATAAAAATCTTGGTCGAGGCGTTGGAGAAAATAGGATCTGTACAGCTCGATCCTGGTCTTGGTCAAATCGTAGGTTCGGAACATTACGAAGGGGCTTGGTTAGAATGTATCGAATTAGCACACGGCGCTCTCCAAACCTTTAAAGAAGCGGTTTCCAAAGAGAAGGTGGAATAAATGAAAAGACGTTACTGCGTTAATAAAGAAATGAGCGATCCCGATTGGGTCCATAAAAAACAGCAGGATTACTTTGCCCTTAAAAGCGCATTGCAAAGGTTTGAGTGGGGGTCAGCTTACATCCCGCAAGCCTGTTTTGATGCCTATATGATTATGCGACAAGAGATTGAACGAATGGACGAACCAATAAAAGCCTGGAAAGCAGAAAAACCACGTTACAAAATGATAAAGAAATGAAACTTCATTACAAATTGGTTGATCATGGTTTTGAATGGGGGCCAGCTAAAATAAACAGATTTTTTTCAGATAGTAAAAGAGGGTGGGTTTGGGTCAAAATCCTGACTAAGAAGAAACCTATTTTTAAAATCTACGTCACAAAATCGGGGAAGGTAAGGATATTCAAAGACGACAAGGAAATGAAATGAAACTCGGCCTGGAGCATATTCAATAATGAACTCAACCTTTATTGAGGTCGCAGTCGCTAAGTTCTTTGGTTATAGGCAAAACCTGATAGTGCCAAATGTGTCCTGGGGTTTCCACTTTAAACACGAACTTGATTTGATGGTTGTTTCTGGCAATGGCTACGCCACCGAGGTCGAAATCAAGATTTCAAATGGTGATCTCAAGAGAGATAAAGATAAGCGACATCAGCATGAGAGTAATAAAATAAAGAACTTCTATTTTGCTGTACCTGAAAAGATGAGGGATTTTGCATTGGCGAATATCCCTGTCCATGCTGGGTTAATCACTGTCACCGAGATAGCGGAAGTAACAAAGGTGAGGTATCCAAAGCCAAATAAGTCAGCGGTAAAATTAACGGATTCAGAAATGAATCTATTGCGGGATCTTGGGTGCATGAGAATTTGGTCGTTGAAAGAAAAACTTATCCAAGCCCTCGACAAAAGGTACATGAGGAAAGAATGACCTTTGATATTTTATATTTTAGTGTAAAAGGAGAACAAAATGACAAGTAAAATACTCGAGTGGTTCTTAATGGGCGTATTCGCAGGTTTAGGTTTTCTAGTTGTATCGACTTTATACAGGCTGATAATTAAGTAAAAAACTCCTTGACTTTAAAAACCAACTAAACTAATTTGTTCACATGAACCGGGCAATTTTTATACAATCAATTTTAATGCCGAGTGATCCTTGGACTTGCCCGTTCATGCGCTCGGACATTTTCACTGGAGAACCCTGGTTCCTTAATTGGAGCTGGGGTTTTTCTTATATATGACAACTAAAATCCAAGCCTCAAAAGACATCAGGTTCAGCCTCATGCTTGAGCATGACAAAGATAAAGGGAACAGACTTTTCAGGATTGACCATAAGACAGGACAAACTTGGAAATTGGTCGATACGATTTGGATAGCCATACCGGAATCAAAAGTAAAGCCAGGATCAGAAAATTGATCTTGGCTTTTTTATTATGTGCTAAGGCTGTTTCCACATAAAAGAAACAGAGATCGGGTAAGACCGATTGAAGTGGGGTTTATAGGTTCACCTTGCCGATAACTGGGGAGAATAGGCAACCTGTTTTAATAAACTCGGAGTAGGGCAAAACTTTAAGATGCCATTTGTTTAGTGGAGAGCAGTTCCACGACCAGCAATCACAAGGGTTGAAGACTTACGCATCGGCCAACATAGACTTTAAATGCAGATAGGGGTAATAGGCTCCCCAGGGAGAGATTTTAACATGCGAGCGATTAAAGGTTTCTACACTGACAAGGCCATTTGCCTAAACATGGTTTCCATGTCGAGGAGATGTCGGTATATGTGGATGGCTATTCTGACCAATGGAATCACAAAAGACACTTGCTTGGAATGTCCGAAATGTAAATGTCGAACAGGGGTTTGGCTTTCATGGTGGAGAAACAATAAGAATAAGCCAGCGCAGAAAATGTTCTGGGTTAAAGGGTATGGGAGGTACAAATGAGTATGCCAAGGAGTGACTGGGGAAAATATGTTCCACCGGAGACGGTATCTGAAACGGAAAAATATAAAGTTCTTTACGAAAAACAACTTATCGCAAATGAGAAATTGAAAGAACTGATGCGCCATGCCTTGACCTGTTACCATGCTTCTAAAGCTCCACAAGAGCTATGGGAGGCATGGATTGACAATATCCACGAGCAGTTTAGCCATGCGCTAGGGGAGATTTAAAATGGTTGTGCCGGACATAGCGATCTATAAAATAAATCCCGATTGTCAGGGAACGCATATCATCCAATCCGAGATGGATGAGTTGGTTAAAAAATATGAATTTGCCACCGATGTTTGCGACGAGCAAAGAAAATGGATAAGCAAAGATGTTGATTTTCTTTTGAATTCTCCTTGCGTATGTGACTATGGCGATTGCAAATATTGTTTGGATGCAGACGATCTTCTTGAGACATCGGGGATGAAAAATAAATGAATCTTCCTGAGTGGGTTAAATTCTTAGAAGATTTGGTGGAATGGGTTTCCTGCATCGACTGCGAAGAACCGGCTGGGATGAATTGCTCCAGGATAGATTTAAGAGGTGGAGAAGAACCCTGCTGGCCATGTAAATGTAGAGAAGCTTATTCGAAGATAATGCAAAAATGAAGCCCTATTACGAAGAACCAGGAATAACCATTTACAATGCGGATTGTAGAGATGTTTTGCCGCAACTGGAAAAGGTTGACCTGGTTTTGACTGATCCACCTTACGCGTTAAATCTCGATTATGGTCAATATCAAGATACGAAAGAAAATTTGTCTGAATTGATTATATCGGTTCTGCCTTTATTAAAAGAAAAGGCCACAAGAATATTGATGACAGTAGGCGTTTCGAATATATGGATGTATCCGCAATATAAATGGTGTCTGGCATGGGTTTATCCAAACGGTCATTCAAGATCGCCGTGGGGTTTTAATTGTTGGCAACCAATTATTGCATATGGAAATGATCCGACAAATCATCTTGGATCTAAGCCTGATGTTTTTATTGATTACAAATCAGCATCAGATGACAATGATTTCGATCATCCATGTCCTAAGCCATATAACATTTGGAAAAGAATTATGGTGCGCGGTTTGCGTGATGATGAAAAAATGGTTATGGACCCATTCATGGGTTCCGGAACAACCCTAAGAGCCGCCAAAGACCTGGGCCGTAAAGCCATCGGGATAGAAATTGAGGAGAAGTATTGCGAGATCGCAGTTAAAAGACTCAGGCAAGAAATCATCCCCTTGGAGTTCAAATGAAAGAGAAAGTGTCACCATATTTCCATCACATGATCGAACACATAAACTTTACTTGGAAGAAGCTAAAAGGTTTCAACTATCCATTTAGAGGGCGTGATTTTAAAGAATTGAAAAATATGACCAGAAATTTTCCAGAATGGCAGATGATGGCTTTATGGGATGTGTTTGTAAGAACTGACACAAACGATTGGATTAATGAAAACGGCCATTCTTTAAATGCCTTTTACTCATG